AAAACGAGATTATTTCTGTACCTGTTCTCTATGGTAACGAAGAAAGATGGAAGTCTATAAAAGCTAGAGGAACACTAAGAGATAAAAACGGCGTAATAATTTTACCGATGATAGTGATAAAAAGAACATCGGTGGGGTTTGATGATGCTATGCCTCTTTCATTTGATAACGATGTAAGAGGAAAATTTGTATCTGTTGTTCGTTCAAGTAGTGGTTGGAGTAAAAATAATAGGTATGATAGGTTTGCTGTTTTAACAGGACAAAAACCTGTACAAGAGTTTGTAAAGACTGGTATGCCAGACTTTGTAAGATGTAACTATAGTATTGTTATGATGACATCTTTTATAGAACAGATGAATGATTTAAATACACTTTGGATAGAACATTTAGAAACTTATTTTGGTGACCAAACTAGTTATCGTTTTCTATCATCACTTGATGGTGATATATCAAACGAAATAGAAATGGAATCACAAGGTGAGAGAATGATACGAAACGAGTTCAGTATGACTATTAAAGGATACATGATACCTGAGTTTACCGATAATGTATTTGGTAAAACTGCCGAATTGGGTAGAGCTTATACACCAAAAAAAGTCACTTTTTCCGAAAAACTTTTATAATTATATATGTATATAATTGTTATAACAAACTAAATTAGAGGTTTTAAAAATGTCAGAAATTAAATTTACAGAACAAGAACTACAATCTCTTCAAGAACTTTCTACTAAGTCTAATGAAATTACCAATAGATTTGGTCAGTTGGCAATTGCTAAGATTAACTTAGAGAAACAATCTGAAGCAGTTGAAGAAGAAGAGTTTAAACTTCACGAAGAGTTAGAAGCTCTTAAAAAAGAAGAACAAGAAACTCTTCAGTCGATTACTGAAAAGTATGGACCTGGTTCATTAGATCCACAAACAGGAGTATTTACTCCATCTGTAGAAGTTCAACCTTCAGAAGAAGAAAAATAAAATAACTTTCTCTATCTTTCCAAAATTAGGTAATATTTATATATGAATAATTGTATTAAATCTTACCTAATTTTTGGAGACAGCAAATGGCTGAAAAAATTCTATCACCAGGTGTATTTACAAATGAAATAGACCAATCATTTTTACCCGCAACTCCAGGTCCTGTTGGAGCTGCTGTTGTCGGTCCAACTGTAAAAGGTCCTATCCTTGAACCAACCGTAGTTAATTCATATTCTGAATATATTAATATTTTTGGTGAGTTGATTGAAAGTGGTAGTGACAAATTTCAATATTTAACATCACATACTGCTAAAGAATATTTAAGACAAGGTGGTCCTCTTACTGTTGTGAGAGTTGGTACGCCGAGTTTAAATAAGGCTACTGCTGTTGTCGGTGGTGAGGTATCAGCCGGAACCACCGCTGTAACTGCCTCAGGAACAATAACATTAACTGGACTTCCAGCTGCGGGTGCTACTATAACAATTGCAGTTGGTGGTTCTACAACACAAACCATAACCTTTGAGGATGCTGCTGGAGATCACGAGGATGCATTTCAGACTGATAATAATGCTAATATTAAACATCAAAACTTTGCTGGGCAGACCACGGCTACTACTTTAGATTTATTAGGTGGTTTGATTGCTCAGATTATAAATGCTGACCATGCTAGTGGAGCTACTACTGCTAATATAGACCATATATCAGCAACTCACGATGGTGCTGGAGTGATTACTATAACTGCTGATGAGGCGATAACAACAGATAAAGATATAGTCTTGGGTGAATCAGGCGATAGTGGAAACGTAATTGCTAGTAGTGTAACTAATGGTGTAACAGGAGTTGCCGGAACAGATACATCAGTTTTTACACTTGAAGCTTTAGGTAATGGACCACAATTTAATAATACAAGTTCACTTGGAACAGATCAAATACTTACACCACTAACAAGTTCTATTGGTAACAACCATTTTACTTCGGGATCGTTTGGTGGTCGTGCTGATAACTTCCGTTGGGAAATATCCAATAAAAATAATTCTAAAGGTACATTTACTCTTTTAATTAGACAAGGTAATGATACCATAAACAAAAAGAGAATACTTGAGACACATTCTAATTTATCTTTAGATCCAGAATCTACTGATTACATTTTAAGAAGAATTGGTAATCAAACAACCGAAGTTGCTACAGAAGATGGAGTTGCTTATTTACGACCTGTTGGTGAATTTCCAAATAAGTCTAAATATGTTAGGGTAAGTAACTTAGTTGAAGCTAAAAAGACACCAAATTATTTAGATGAAAACGGTAATTTAACCGATAATGCTTTAAGTGCTTCATTACCAAGTTTAGGTAGCGGAAGTTACGGTGGTGCTTTTGGTGACGTAACTGGTGGAAGTAGACAAACTGCTGGTGACTTTGGTAGTGGTGAGATTACCCACCCTTTTAATTTTTATGATAATATAAGTGCTACTAATTCACAAGGTGTTAATATGTCAGTAAGTTCCGCTACTGTAGGAACTGGTGGATATAAAACTGCCTTAAGTTTATTAGGAAATAAAGATGAGTATAATTTTAACTTACTGTTCTTACCTGGAGTTGTTGATCAACTTGCTAATCACAGTACAATAATAACTGATGCTATTCAACTATGTGAAGATAGAACTGATTGTTTCTTAGTTTATGATAATACTTCAAAAACAGACTCAGTAGCTACTGCTAAAACAAATACAGAAGCTCGTAACTCAAGTTATGCTGCTACTTACTATCCTTGGGTACAGATACAAGATGCTTCTTTGGGTGTTAATAGATATGTTCCACCATCAACTGTGATTGCTGGGGTTTATCATTTTAACGATGTGGTCGGACAACCTTGGTTTGCTCCTGCTGGATTGAACAGAGGTGGAATTGATTCTGCTGTACAGGCA